TTAGAACACACCAATTTCAATATAAATTTATTGCTAAAAATCAGATGGAAAGTGATAGGCTAAAGTTGCTTATCAATGTAATGAAAAAGCACATGCTTCCAGAATATGCATTTGGTACAGATAGAGCGGGACTTGCATTTAAGTATCCTGACGAATTTACAATAGAATTTGCAGACAAGATAAAGCCCTATTTATATGATATCGGCACATCTGTTATGACAGGACTATCTGTCAACTATAATGGTGAAGGAGTGCCAACCTTCTATGAAACAACTGGTGCTCCCGTTTCTATTGATATTACTATGTCTTTCCAAGAGACAAGAATCCTTACTAGAAATGGATTTGATGAGATTGAGTATGAAACAGACACAGAAGGATCATTCTAATGGCAGGATATTTTTCATATTTTCCAGACACATTTCACGATCTACGAAACTCAGGTCGTAAGACACAAGTAACAAATATCCTTCGTAGATTTAAGGTAAAGGATGTTTTGCAAGATCGTGCAGATATTTTTTATGAGTATAGTATACAAGAGGGTGACAGACCGGACGTAATCGCTGAGAAGTTTTATGGCAATGCTAATTATGCATGGATCGTATTACATTATAATGATATCATTGATCCATTTTTTGATTGGCCGCTATTTGGTAATGACTTTAGAAGATTCATTATTGATAAGTACGGCAGTCTGTCATCCGCTCAATCTACAGTCAAGAATTACTACAAGATTATCAGAGAGGCTAGAGTACTCAATGATGGCACACGATTGGAAAAGGTAGAACTGGCTGTTGATCTGACTACATACAACTCACTTGCCGCCAATGTAAAAAGAAGTGAAAGTGCATACGATTGGGAAGTTGAAAGAAATGAAGAACGAAAACAAATTCGTTTGCTAGAGCCTAGATATGTCTCACAAGCAATTGATGAAGTAGAGACAATACTACAGGATACATAATATGGCCAATGAGGGTTACAGAAACGCTGGTGATATTGAACTAAAACAATTAACTCTGATTACAAGATCAGGACAGATGTTTGATATCACAGAACTTATGCTTGAGATGAGCATATTTCAAAACTTGTATGATAAGAATCTTACATGCGAAATTGTTATGTCTGATGCTACAGGTTTGATTGATGCTATAAAGCCTGTTAATAATGAAGTTGGTGGCTTGGCTGGTTCAGAAGTAATTCTTTTACAATATAGAACACCATCAGAAGAGAATAGCATCAAGAAGCATCTGTTTGTTGTGAACAGCATCGACAACAGAAAACGAATTGATGAAAAGATTGAAGCATTTATCATTGAGTGTGTATCATTAGAAACCTTTGCTACAGTCGATAAAAAGATTTCACGGAGTTATGGTGGCGATAACGGCAATACAATCGAAAAAATGATGACTAGCCTGATCAAAGAATTTTATCAGAGTGAGGCGATCAAAAAGACTTACACAGATATAAGCCAAGTGAACTTTGCAATAAAGAAAAAAATAACGGTTGATACCACAAAAGGTCTGCACAAGTTTGTTATACCGAGAATGACAGTTAGTAGTGCTATTGAGTTTTTTAGAACCGAAGCGACAAGCGATAAACTTGGTTCTTATTTTGTATTTTATGAAGATACCCATGGTTTTAACTTTAGAAATATTGCAAATCTAGTTGAACAAGATATCAAAGCAACGTATCAGTATGAGCCATCTAATTATCACGAAGGTGGCAAAAAAGCAGACGCACCGTTTACAGATGCATTCAAGATTATTTCATTTGAGATTTTAAGGGATGCAGACATGCTTGATAATATGGTTAGTGGATTGTATGGCTCTAGAAGTATTTTGATTGATCCTCTACGAAAGAAATCCATTGAGAGAACATACAGTTATGCTAGTGTGCATAATAAATTTAGTAAACTGCAAGATTTTCATATACCAGGAAACTCAAGTAAAGATGCAGTGATTGACCTGACTACAACAAGATTTCAGCATGATCAACTGCCTATGTTCAATGAAGAGGCTGTAAGACCTAAGTCATCTGAAAGAATGAAAGCATTTAAGAGAGGCTATCATCATCATCTCTATAATAAAACTCTTGAGGTTGCAGTACACGGCAACTCTGAATTGAATGTTGGTGATGTGGTGTTCTTGAGTATACCTGTGGCTAGTACTACAGAAGATGGCCAGAGAGAAGATAAATATATGACAGGTAAACATTTGATTACCTCGTTGAGACATAAATTCGATAAAGAAACATTTGTAACAGTGTTTGAATGCTGTAAAGACACAGGGTTTAAGAAATGATACTAGGACTAAAAGAATATTTTACACAGAAGTTGTTTCAGCAACTAGATGAAAAACTCATCATGTACAATCAGGGCAAGAGATATGGTCAGATTGTTTTCTTAGCTGGCGGCGCTGGATCAGGCAAAGGCTTTGCTATCAGCAACTTTATGGAAGGCGATAAGTTTAAGATTCGTGATGTAGATGAGTGGAAGAAAGCATTTCAAAAAATTGACGAATTGAAGAAAAAGTACCCAGAGATTCGTGGTCTAGACTTGCGTAAGCCTAAAGATGTTTTTAAGTTGCATATGTTTGTAAAGAAGGCCGGTATTAAAGAGAACACACTAAAAGTAATGTTGGACGACTTAGTACGCTCAGGCGCCGCATCAAAGGGTACACTGCCAAATATCATCTTTGATATTACACTAAAAGATATTAGTGATATTACAAGTGTTCTGCCGCAACTTAGATCGGCAGGCTATAAACCAGAGAACATACATATTACATGGGTACTTACAGACTATCATACAGCGGTGAAGAATAACGCTAATCGTAGTAGGGTTGTACCAGGAGACATTTTGTTGAAGACGCATGAGGGTGCATCATCAACAATGTCAGATATTATTAAAGGTAAGATGCCAACAGGTGTTAATGGTGCCGTCAACGTAATTCTGAACAATAGAGAAAATACTATTCCATGGACAGACAAAGACGGAAAGCCAATTAAGACCTCAGCGGGCAATATTGTTGTGAAGGATTTTACATACATTAATTTGAAGAAAGAGGGCAAGCGTTTCAGAAGAGAAGCATCTGTCCAACAGCAAATCTATCAATGGATCAAGGACAATGTTCCTGAAACCGCATTAAAGGCTATTGACGAACCAAAGGAGTAAACAATGCCACTACCAGGATCCCCTAGAAATAAAAAGCCACAGGTTCTCCAAGAAATCGTAGAGCCAACACCAGCACCAGTAGTTGAAGAAGCACCTGCACCTCAAGTACTACAAGAGATTGTAGAACCTGACGTACAGATTCCACTTGCGCCTGCTGTTAAAGAGGAAGTATATGATACAGTCACAACCCTCCCTAAGAATAGAGTCACAAGAAAAGTCGCAAAGTCAAATCACAGATTCAAAAGTAGAAATTGATCATCTGACTGATTGGGTAGACGAAAAAGAAAAGCAAAAAGATACATTGAAAAACGGTCTTTTGAGTTTTTTAAAGTATGTAGAAAAGGTGGAAGATGAACAACTTCCTAGGCAGAAATGATTTTACATGGTTTTTCGGTGTCGTGGAGGACCGTAACGACCCTGTACAACTCGGAAGAGTCCGTGTACGGTGTTATGGTTGGCACACCGATGATAAAGACCAGATACCTACTCGACACCTCCCATGGGCTCAAGTCGTTCAAGATGTCACATCTGCGGCTGTTAGCGGAAAGGGCACCTCGCCAACAGGATTAGTTGAGGGGTCTTGGGTTATTGGATTCTTTGCAGATGGCGAACGGGCTCAAGAACCTATTATCATGGGAAGTCTAGCGGGTATACCAGAATCACTTGCTGATACGACAAAGGGATTCAATGATCCTAATGGCGTGTATCCTCTCTATAAAGATGAGAGTGATGTAAATAGGTTAGCAAGAGGTACCAATACTATTACAAAGACGATTGATGGTACCAACTCTGAACCTTCTTCACCTTATGCTGCCCAGTATCCTAAAAATCATGTGACTGAAACTGAGAGTGGTCATGTGGTTGAATTTGATGATACACCCAATGCAGAGCGTATTCATATCTATCACAAATCTGGAACTTTTGTTGAGATGCATCCAAATGGAGATGTAGTTACCCATCATCAAAATGGCTTTAGAACTGTGACTGGTAATGACAAACTGCATGTGACAGGTGATTTGAATATTGTTGCTGATGGTAACATTACAATAGATGGCAAAACTATCAATCTAAACAGTGGTACTCAGGGTGCTGCCAGAATAGGCGATACTGCTGATACCGGTGATGATCCACCAGGAATATCAGGTGGAGATGGTAGTAATGTTATTGAGAATGGTTCTAAGACGGTCTTTATTGGAGACTAAATAGTAGATACTAATAGTTCTGATAGAGTACAGAATCTATTCTATCAGGTTTTTTTAATTTGTCAAGAGAAAAGTGAAAAAATGCACGATAATCTAGTAAATTTATTTGAAACATACATCGCTGAAAGCGAGAAGTTTGAGAGCGGAAACAAAATTGCAGGTACAAGAGCGAGAAAAGCCCTTGCTGAGATTTCAAAACTCTGTAAAGACAGACGCAAAGAAATTCAAGATTCAAAGAATGCCTCATAAATAGTAAAAGAGAATTAAATGGCAGGCGCAAAAGAGAAAGTTGTCTTCAGTGATTTGGATAGTTTATTTGTTCCAAATCCTATCACTAAGCAACTCGCACGAAAAACAAATAGAGAAGCAGTAAAACAGTCTGTAAAGAATCTAATTCTTACTAACTATTTTGAGCGTCCTTTTAAGTCTGACATTGGTTGTTCTATTCGTTACTATCTGTTTGAATTGTGGTCACCCGCTCTCAAGCAAACAATGGAAAATGCAATTCGTGAAGTAATTGACAACTATGAGCCTAGGGCCGATGTTCTTGAGGTTTTGGTTGAAGATCGCTCTGAACTAAATGCATTGTCTGTTACGGTTGCTTTCAGTGTTCGTAATGATGTAAACCCTGTTGTTCTAAATGTAATATTAGAGAGAGTTAGGTAATGGCCGCTAATACATATCTGGAAGTAACGGATGTCGATTTTGAAGACATTCGTAGTAATCTAAAAACATATCTAGGATCACAAACACAGTTTCAGGACTACGACTTTGAAGGTAGTAACATGGCTGTGCTTTTGGATCTTCTTGCTTATAATACTCATTATAATGCATTCTATACAAACATGATTGCCAATGAAATGTTCTTGGACACTGCACAGCAAAGAGATAGTGTCGTATCAAGAGCAAAAGAACTTGGCTATATAACTCGTTCTGCGAGAGGTGCTTCAGCGAATGTCACTATTACATTTACTGGTATTGCAAATACAACTAACGAATTTATTCTTCCAAAGAATAGTAAATTTACTACAACGATTGACGATATTGCATATACATTTGTTACACCTAAGGCTATCACCGTAGAAAATTCCGCAAACACATTTAGCAAAGCGATTACTATTGAAGAGGGTGAACCCCTAACTCATAGATTTGTAGTTAATACTTCTAATCCTGTAAAATATGTTTTGCCTAACAAGAATATCGACACAAGCAGTATTTCTGTTAGAGTTCAAGAATCTTCAACAAATTTAGCAAATACAGTATTCACAGAAGCGACTAATATTCGTGAGGTAAACTCATCATCAACAGTTTATTATTTGCAAGAGTGTGCGGATCAGCAATATGAGTTATACTTCTCAACTGGTGCGTTAGGTAAACCTTTGAAGAATAATCAGATTGTAATTGTAGACTATCGTGTATGTAATGCTGATGAAACGAATGGTGCTAATACGTTTACCGTTGATACACTCAACATTACGCCCAATTATACCTCAGCATCAATTTCAACAAACTCCGTTGCTAGGGGTGGTCATCCTATTGAAACTGTGGATTCAATCAAGTTTAATGCACCACGAAATTTTGAAGTTCAGAATCGTGCGGTTGTAAATAACGACTATCAAAGAATACTTCTAAATGAGAATACTGATCTTCAGTCTGTAACTGCATTTGGCGGAGAACTTGCAGACCCTGCTGTTTTTGGTAAAGTGTTTATTGCAATTAAGCCATTTCAAGAGCAATTTTCAACCGCATTGAGAAAGCAAGAGATTAGAGAGACTATCTTGGATAGAACGCCTCTTGGAATTGATCCTGTAATTATTGATCCAGAATATATCTTTATTATTCCAACTGTCACTACGTTCTATGACGCTTTGAAAACTACACTCACTGCATCATCGACAGCGGCATCTATTAGAGCGGCTATTGATTCTTTTGATGAGAAGAACTTAGAAAGATTTGGAAATAAACTAAGATATTCTAGATTTGTTCGGGCTCTTGATAATACAAATGAAGGTATTTTGAATAACAATGTAACTATTAATATTCAAAAGAGATTTGTGCCTAATACTCAAGTCGCTGAAAAGGTCACCCTAAGATTTAATAATGCTATCAGAACAAGCACACTATCTTCTAC